GTGAACCAGATCAAAACATGTCTCCTAATCCTGACTTTAAACCTATAACGGCTGCACAAATGCCACAAGCAAATGTAATGACTGAAGAAAATCCTACTATGAGTGCTATAATGGCAGGAGTCAATAGAGACAAAAGTGATGACACTGTTGGACAAAAGTTTGCTAGTAGAACAGATGTGGTAAGTGATGTCACTCCTATGGCTGCAGGACCAGTTAATATTACTGATCCTACTTTAAGTATTCTTTTAGACGAAGCTAGTGTTACTAGTTTAGATGATATAAAAAATAGTGGTAGCATAGCACGTAGGGAGGCTTTTGATGGAGATTCTGCTCTTAGAACAAATGCAGAAGGTGAAACTATTTTTAAAGCTTATAAAGACTCAGAGGGTTATTGGACTGTTGGTCCTGGGATATTATTAGGGACAATAGACAAAAAGGGTAATCAGACAGTATCTGAAGAGGCTATACAAAAAGATTACACTGAAGAATTTGTTAAAGATGAATTTGTAAAAAGTTTAAATGAGGCTACAAATTACATTGACAATAAATATAATGCTGATCTTATGCCACCTTTAGCAAGAGCTACATTGATAAATATGCGTTTTCAATTGGGTAATAGATTTGAAACTTTTACTCAATTAGATAGAGCAATTAAAGAAGGAAACTTTACGGAAGCTGCAAAACAAGTCTTAGGTAATTATAAAGTAGGAGATAAATTTGCTTTTTCTACTGATTCAGGTGCAGAATCAATAGGTCCAACTTTATATGCAACACAGACTACAAATAGAGCTAGAAGACA